TAAGAGCAGTCAACTACTGCGCCTAGAGCCTTCTCGTTACGAACAACAAGAGTACCTTCACATACCACTTGACGCTTCTCGTTGTCACCAGTCTTAGCAAGTGCAACGTTCTTCATCTTACGCAACTCAGCAAATGCCAACTTGTCTTTTTCGATGATAAATACGTCACGGCTTCGGTTTTCGCGAGCAGGAACAAACTCAACAGAACCCCAAGGAGTCATGTAGATGTTCAGCAAGTTAGCAACTTTACCATCAGCAGCACCAATGGTGGAGCGCTGGTTGTTGTTACCAGTAAAGCCAAGAGCTACGTTCATCTGAGAAGCAGACAGGATAACCATGTCAGGCTTGCCGCCTTCTGCCCAGATCTCTTGCATAGTGGTGTCAAAGTCTGCTTGAGTGAAAGCAGTTTGAGTACCATCAGTTCGCGCGTCAGAACCATCACCAGTAGGGTTTGCACCACCAGTACCAACGTTGTTTACGTTAGTAGTGATCCAAGCGCCTAGACCAGCCATGCGACGAGCAGTGGTAGAGTTACCAGCTACTTTAGCTTGGTTGTCCATCAAAGCCTTCTCAATGTCTAGCTTCTGCTCTGCACCTACTTTAACGATCTGGTAAGACATTTCTTTGCCACGACCAGCATTGTCAAGAGCTACAGAAGTGTCAGGAGTTACAACAGCATTCTTAAAGATCTGCGTGTAGTTACCTAGACGAGTAGTAGCAGAACGAGCCTCAGCAGTAGTGTCATCGCCTTCAATGTGAGCGTTAGTAGCACTGCTGCGCAGCGTGTCAGTTTGCCACTCATGCAAAGTGTTAGTCGCGCTAACTTTTGCAATAGAGGATAACAAAGGAGTTTCTTCAGGAGAAACGTTAAAAATTACATCCGACAAATCTTCACGGATGCCGTTAGCATCATAGCTGTCAAAAGTGTTAGTTGGTTGTGCCATTTTAAATTACCTCAATAATCATGTTTAAACTAAACTATACCTAACCTTGGAATAGCAATGCGGCTGCATCCGCCACGCTACCCGACTTTTTCAGTTTAGACATTTGAGCTTGCCTTTTCTTTGTAGCAGAATTGACAGGTTTCTTAGCACCCGACTTCATGAGTGGCTTGGCTTTCTTAACCTTAGTCTGAACCTTGTCAGAACTAGCCATCATTTGATCGTACAACATAGCTTTATGCAGGGCAATCATAGCACGACTGTCAGTAACAGCGCCTATTTCTTCTGGTGTATAACCCAGCTTCGTACCTTGCTTAATTAAAGACTCTTTCAGCTTAGGTGCTTTCTCAGCGTCCCCAAATTCTGGAATAGCCTTAACCAGTACACTCATCTGCTCTTGCAAATAGCTCTGTTGTGCTTGTTGCTGTGCAGCTTGCATACTATGCTGTTGTTGCGCGATTTCTCTACGCTGTGTCTGGAATGCAATCAAATCCTCATCATACTTCGCCTTGGCCTCCATGTATCCCAAAGGATCATCTTGTGCCATTCGAGCAGATGGTGGTGTAGGTTGCGCCATAACACCATTTTGCTGCAAGTTTTGCATCAACGCCTGAAGTTGTTGCTGTTGCTGACCCAACTGGGCATATGCTTGTTCAGCTTGCTTCTTCGCTTCTGCGGCTTCTCTCATGCCTTTTTGAATATAAGCCTGTCCTGAATAGTCTCGCTTTAGATCATCAAGGGTTACTTCTACTTGTTCGCCATCTACTTTTACAACGAATGTTTCAGACCCACTTTGATCGGCTTCCTGTTCATCCTCTGCTTCATATTCTTGTTCATCAAGCTCAGCCTCTGCTTCACTCTCAGAATCTTCTTCGCCTTCATCGTAGCCTTGCTCGACTTCGGACGATTCGGCCTCGGTTTCATGCAACTGCGCTTCTGTCTCATTCGACTCCTGCTCAGTTACTACTTCTTCGGCTGGCTCACTAGGGGCCAATAACGCCTCTACTGCTTGATCTACTGTAGTCGCTTCCATAGCGGTGCTACCTCTCAGTTATTTGCGTTTATCTTTGCGCTCCTCATCAACAATAGCGTTTTTGAGGATACGCTCGAATTTATCAAGCAAGCGTACAGTCCTGTAGGCTTCTTCTCTAACATCAGAATCATCTAATGTAGAGCCTAAAAAGACTTTCACTTGCTCTTGTCTGATTTTATCACAAACTTTAATAAAAGTTTCATTTTTTAACAAAAACTCTGATTCAGACTTAGATATTTTCATTATTGAATATTTCCGTTAGCATCTCTTGGAGCTGATTGTATCGCTCTTACACGCTCAACGTCTACTGCTGTACCATACTCACCTAGTATTTTTGCAGCTTGTATCAATAAATCTTGTGCCATTTCGTCACGCTTGCGGTCATCTGCTGCTTGCAGCTCTGCATAATCTCTCTGCAACTTAGCCAACTCTTGTCCCTGCTTACTGCGTAGTTCTTCGGCCTTAACTTGCATATCAGCCTGTAGCTTAATCTGATCGCCTTGCAACTTAGCCTGTGCTTTCATCTGGTCAGATTGGATACGAGCCTGCGCCTTGATCTGCTCTGCGTGAATCATAGCTTGAGCCATCTGGTCTTGCTGTGGCTGTTGTTGCTGTTGTTCAGCTAGTGCTTGCTGCTGTTGAATTAGAGCCTGTTCAGTTTGTTCATTCATAGGTCTATAATAACGGTCTGTATTACGGATGCCTGAGATAGCCAGCATATCAGCTAATGTGTTACGCATCTGTGTTAGACTCACAAAGCCATTATTGGGGCCATAACCTTGATAGATTTCGCGCTGTGTCTGGAATGTCTGCATTAGTGCAGCAATCTTAGCATCTTCCTGACCTGTGCCTAAACCTACATTGACTTCCACATCCATGTCAGCGTCCCATACATCAGGTG